GCCAAGCGCATGCGCCGCTGGGCGGGTGTCAACTGGATCGTTCACCCGAACGTCCCCGGTGTCGGCACCTCCTCGGAGAGCTGCTTCATGTACCACAAGAACGCGATCGGCCATGCTGCCAACAGCAAGGAGATGCAGGTTCTGGTGGACTATGACGGCAAGCAGGATCTGTCCTGGTCCCGCGCGTCGCTCTTCCACGGCGCCAAGAAGCTTCAGAACAGCGGTATCGTGAAAATGGTTCACGACGCTTCTGCTTATGTTGCTTCGTAAGCTCACTGATCCAACAATCGATTAGCTGAGCAAAGGAGCTTCGAATCATGGCTTACTCAACTGCAAATCAGCCCTATCTCATCGCTGGTCCGGTGGGCGGGGGCTTCATCGGCGGGTCCACCAATGTCGGTGGCGCTCTCTGGGGCTATCGCTCGACGGACCCCATTGGAACGGTCGGCACCACCGGCTATTTCACCAATGGGCATAAGCTGGGCATGCGTCCCTCCGACGTGGTCATCTGCATGGTCACCTCCGGCTCGACGCCGGCGGCGCTCCATCACCTGATGATCTCTTCGGTGAGCACCAACGGCGCCAGCCCGACGATCATCGGTTCCTCGGCCTAATCTCCGGGTCGGGGCCTCCCGGACCGGCTGGGCGGTTCTCCGTGCTCAGCCGGTCTCCCAACCCTAAAGGAAAATCATGACCGATAAGCGCCTGTCTGCCAAAGCTCTCGGCAGTAGCTCTGACTCTGGACAGCATTACGCCACCTATTTCGAGTATATCCCGGATGATGTGGCTTACGAAGATCTATTCCATCCGGCTTATTGGCATCACCACGCCGCCAAGCTCAAGCCGCTGACCATTATCCGCTGTCGGCGCACTGACGGCGTGTTCGACGTTTTCCTCACCGTGCGCACGACCATTGCCGGCTGCGTGGTGATGGAGTTCCACAGCGGCCGGCCGCCGCGCGGCATCGACCCCTACAAGGTCGAGGATGACGCGCGCGCCGAGGCGATGAAGCTGAAGGTTGCTCCGATCGACGCCAACGGCAAGCCGGTGGTCCGCGTCGAGTTTTTCCCCAAGACCAAATGGCGGGTGATTGGCCTGGGGTCGGCGGAGATCGAGCGCGATCTGCCCAGCCGCGAGCACGCGGAACTGCGGATGGCGACCTACCTGCACACCATCAACATGCGCAACCCCACCGCAGAAGAGCTGCTGGCCGAGATGAAGCGGCGCTCGGAGGTGGCTGCGCAGAAGGCGCTGACGCCGGTCACGTAAGGAGACCACAGGGTGGCGGTCAAACTCGACATTTACAACGAAGCGCTGCTGCACCTGAAGACGCGGCGGCTGCGCACATTGACCGACGCCCGCTCCGAGCGGCGCGATCTCGATGCCGTCTGGTCGCCGACCATCGATTACATGCTGGAGCGCGGGATGTGGAATTTCGCCACCCGCGCCCAGCAATGGATGCCGTCGGACACCATCGAGCCGGAGTTCGGCTTCGAATACGCTTACGAGCAGGTGGACGATTATGTTCGGCTGGTCGATATTGGCGCCGACGATCGCTACGGCTGGACCCTCGATGATTACAGCGAAGAGGGGTCAGTTTTTTACTGCGATGTTGACCCTCTCTATGTCCGCTATGTTTCTGACGATCCGGCCTGGGGCCGCGATCTCGGTAAATGGACAGCCGCCTTTACCACAGCCTTGGCCTGGGAACTCGCGTGGCGAGCTGGCGGACACATCGGCTTCATATCCGCTGACGTGAAAGACGAAATCCGCAAGGAGCGCAAGCGCGCGCTGACCGAGGCCAAGAGCGCCGATGCCGTCAACCAGGCAATGAGCCAGCTTCCGACCGGCCGTCTCGTGCGGGCACGCGGCGGGCGGCACGGCTATAACAAGATGCGCAGAACCCCCTATCAGTAGGGATCGCAATGAAAGGCTCTCGCGAGCATAAGCGCTGGATTGCCAAGGTGCGGCGAGATCGCGGCAAGCGCAATGGCGTGATTGGGGCGTGGGCCTTCGATGATCTCTGGCTTTTCAAGCTGGAGACCGACCGTAAATTTCGAAAAGTCAACAGGCGTCCAAGGGACGGCTACGGGAAGCAGAGAGCGGAATGACCGACACCCTCGATCGCCTGCAAGGAGCCCTGTCCACCTTCGGCATGAAGAAGCCGGTCCTGGTGGCGACGACCACGAACATCACTCTGTCCGGCCTCCAGAGCATCGACGGCGTGACCGTCGCCGAGGATGACCGGGTGCTGGTCAAGGATCAGAGCGACGACACCGAGAACGGGGTTTACGCGGCCAGCACAGGCGCATGGGCGCGCCCCAAGGATTTCGACAGCCACAGCGATTTCGTGCGCGGCACGACAGTAGCTGTCGCGCGAGGCACGGTGAACGGCAGCAAGATCTTTGCCGTATCCTCAGCCGATGTTGAAACAATCGGAGAAGACAGCATCACATTCACGAGCGCTCTCAGCCGGGGCTCTTGGCGAAACGTTAAAGATTATGGCGCTGTCGGCGATGGATCAACAGACGACACGGATGCCGTCCAGGCTGCGCTCGATGTCGGCAGCACCTTTGACCACGGGACTGTATTCTTCCCGGACGGCACCTACATGGTGGCCGGCCTGAAATTCCCAAGTAATTGCAGTATCAAAGGTTCCAGTAGAGACAACACGATCCTTAAGCTAAAAAACAGTGGTAACACCTATATTCTCGCGTCAAAGCTTTATGTCGAAAACGATACCGCCAACGCCTTCCCGGACGGACAGAATTTCATCGAAAATATCACATTCGACGGCAACAAAGCAAATAATTCCAGCGGAACATGCCTGATTCTGCGCTCCTATAACGCGCAAATCATGTGCTGCGATTTCCAAAATGCGGCCGATCACGGCATCATCCAGAGCGCGGCGACAGCGAACGGCAGCAACGCACAGAACGCTGCTGAATGCGTCTACAAACAATGTCGCATCCATTTGAACAACAAGCGCGGCATGTGGTTCAAGGATGACTCCAATAGCAAAATCGCGGACGCTTGGATCGTAGATTGCTGGATACACAACAACGGCACGGATGGCTTTGTTCAGGTCGATATCGAGCGCGGCGCCGGATTTCATATCCATAACAACCAGCTCTATGATGACTATCAGGGAAATATAAAAATTGCTGGCGCGTCCGGCACGACGATGACTGGCAACAATTTAGAGCTGGGAACCCTGAAGGGATCAACGGGGCAGACCTACAGGAACCTTGAGGTTGCCCTTGGCGATGGAAGCGGCGACAATCTCGGCATTCAGATCGTTGGCAACATCTTTCACACCTTCCTCGCGGACGTTGCCACCAATACATATAAGCACATCGACTTTACAGGATCTGGCGTCGCAACCAATCTTCACGCCAACGTCTTCCGCGCTCCATCTGGAGGGTGGACGAACGGCGCCGCGATAGACCGCACCGCCGGCTCTGCGATTGTAGGTGTTGTTGGCGCGAGCAATTTCTTCCAGAATTTTACGAGTACCACACGCGGCCAAGGCTACTATGATCTCTCCAGGATCGTGGCGATATCGGGGGATTCCGGCGCCACCACGATGACCCTCGCCTCCGTTAATGCCGATGCCGTCGCCGGTCCGATTATTGATCTTGATAGGCAATCCACGTCGCCAGCCGCCAGCGACAACCTTGCCATGGTTCGCTTTCGTGGCCGCGACAGTGGCGGTGGCACTGACGATTATGCCTATATCGCCGCGATCATCTCCAGCCCAACGTCCGGCAGCGAGTCGGGCATCTTCGACACCTACGTCAAAGCCGCTGGGACGGATAGGCTAATGGCGCGCTTGGCCAGTAGCGGCGTATTTTTTGGCTCATCTGGAGGCAATGTCGTAGCCCCGTTCAATAACGGTGCTCTGTCCACGGCGGCAACGGACGGGTTTCTCTACATTCCAACGTCCACGGCGGCATCAACGGCGGCCCCGACCGCCACTCCGACCGCTTACACTGGCATGGTGCCATTGCTTTACAATACAGCGCAAAATCGCCTCTGGATCAACGGAGGCGGCACTTGGCGCTCCGTGGCGCTGTCTACGTAGGGCCGCACTATGGGTAAGGTCAACGCGCTCACACACACCTTCGCGGCCGGGGAAGTATCTCGCGCCGCGCTCAACCGCATTGACAAGGAAATCATCCGCCTCCACGCCGAGCGCCAGGAGAACCTCCTCCCCTATGTGATCGGCAAGGCGATCATGCGGCCGGGGATGGAATATCTCGGCACCTCGAAATCCAACAACCGCCCCCGGCTCATCCCGTTCTTCCGCTCACTCGATGCCAAGGCCATCCTGGAGTTCACCGACAGCACGTTGCGGGTCTGGGTCGATGACGAGCTGGTGACGAGGCCCTCCGTCACTTCGACGGTGACCAACGGCGATTTTTCTTCCTCCGCCGGCTGGACGCTCACCGTCAGCGACGGCGCCACGGGAAACATCAACTCCACCGTCTCCGGCGCGCTCTATATGCAGGCAGCCGCGCGCGGCTCCAGTGTCATCTGCACCCGGTCGGTGACGACATCGAATGCCGGAACCGAGCACGCGCTGCGCATCACCGTCACGCGCGGCCCAGTGACATTCCGCTGCGGCTCCACATCCGGCGGCGACGATTATATCATGGAAACATCCCTGGGGACAGGGATTCACAGCCTCGCCTTCACACCGACCGGAACCTATCATGTGTGGTTCAAGACCCGGCGCGAAGCGGCTGTAATCGTTGATTCCATCCAGGTGGAATCGGCCGGCGGCATGGAGATCGCTGGCCCGTGGACGGCCGCGCAACTCCGCGAGATCAGCTACGATCAGTCGATTGATGTGATGTTTCTCGCCTATGAGGGCTGGCAGCAGCGCAAGATCGAGCGGCGCGGCAGCACATCCTGGTCGCTGGCGCTCTATCAGCCCGACGATGGACCGTTCACCACGGCGAGAACGGCGGCGGTCAGAATCAAGCCGACGGCGACGCACGGCAACACAACGCTAACGGCGGAGTCGGATTTCTTCCGGCCAGAGCACGTCGGGGCGCTGTTCAGAATCGAGCACGACCGCCTCGCTGCCTCATGGGCGCTGGCTGGGGATGAGCGTTACACCGATCCCTGGAAAGTGACGGGGATAACGACCAGTAATTATGACGACCGCGATTTCTCCTACACAATCTCCGGCACATGGTCTGGCACGCTTCGTCTTTACCGATCCGTCGTGAGCGAGGAGGAGGGTTTTCGGCGGCATCGCCGCGAGACTGGATCTAGCACCATCGACATCACTGGAAACGCCAGTTACTCTCAAAGCGATGCGGAAGACTCCAACAACGTCATAGCCTATTACAAGATTGGATTTGAGGCCAGCGCGTATACTTCCGGGTCAGCGAATATAGCGGTGACCTATACCGGCGATGGCGGGTTCGGCATTTGCAGGGTGACCGCTTACAATTCCGCGACATCGGTCGATATCGAGGTGCTGAAGGATTTTAAGAACACCAACTACACAGAGGATTGGTTGGAAGGGGCTTGGTCCGACAATCGCGGCTGGCCGAGCGCGGTCGGGTTCTTCGACGGCCGGATCTTCTGGGCCGGGGCCGACCGCTTCTGGGGGTCGGAGAGTAACAATTTCGAGGCGTTCAATCTGGAGACCGAGGGCGATAGCGGCTCGATCCAGCGCTCGATCGCGACCGGCGGCGCCGTCGCCACGGCGCGCTGGGTGCTCAGTCTTCAGCGGCTGATCTTCGGCACGGACATCTCGGAAATATCCGCCCGCTCTTCCTCCTTTGACGAGCCGCTCACCCCGAACAATGTGACACTGAAGCCGGCGGCGACCAATGGCGTCGCCCCAATCAGTCCGGTACGCACCGACTCCACCGGCCTCTATATCGACCTCTCCACCGAAAACCTTATGGAGATCCGCTACAGCGTCGATGCCCAGGACTATGTCGCCGGCCGGCTGACGCGGCTGCATGAAGACCTGCATAAGAGCCTCAACCCATCACTGTTCGCCGACGGCTTTGTCGATCTGACCATCCAGCGCAAGCCCGAGAATTATGTCTGGGCGCTGCGCAATGACGGCATGGCCTGCGTGATGCTCTACAGCATCGCCGAGGATGCGCGCGGGATCTTCAAGGTGGCGACCGGCCGCGACAACGGCCTGGATGACGACCGCCCGCTCGACCGCATCGTCTCGATCGCCGCCCTGCCGAACGCTGGCGAGGACACAGTCTATGTCGCGGTGGAGCGCACTATCAGTGATGGCGCGGGCGGATCGGAGCAGGACTATTATATTGAGAAGTTCGCACTGCACGATTCGGCGATAACCGAAACATATAGCAGCTCCGATCAAGATGTAACCGTTAAAAACGGCCTCTATATGGCCGACAGCTACATCACGACGACTGGGACAGAAAGTATCGGTCAAGTGATTTCTGGGCTTGACCATTTGTCTGGCCGTGATGTAATTATCATCGGCCAGATTGTTGGCGGGCATTACGGCCCAAGCGCTGATACCTATACTGTCACCGACGCTGGGACGATCACCACGTTGGAAGCTTTCTCCGGAACCGTCTGCGTCGGCCTCCCCTATGAGGGCTTCTACAAATCCGCAAAGCTCGCCTTCGCAGGCCAAGCCGGGACGGCTCTGCTCCAGAAGAAGGCGGTGACCCAGCTTGGTCTTGCGCTGCTCGACACTCATCCCGACGCGATCCGGGTTGGCTTCAGCTTCGACGAAGATGAGATGGACGAGTTGCCGCGCATCGCGACTGACGGCGAGGAGGTCGATATCACCGCGAATTTCGACCGCGCCAGTGAAGAGGCTCCGTTCCCGTTCCCCGGAAACTGGGACACCGACAGCCGGGTGCATATCAAGGTCCGCGCCGGCTACTCCGCCTGCCTCTCCGCGATGCTGATCGGCGTCGAGACGCATGAGCGATGATCATCCGCGACCTGACGCCGGAGGAGGAGAAGGCGTTTTTCGGCCATCGCGACCCCGCCATCCGCGACATGCAATGCGCGGAGATTGACGGCAAGGTCGTGGCGGTCTGCGGTGTTATCCGCGATCCCCGTTATTACGGGTCGATCTTCGAGGAGGACGGCCGGTGGATCGGGTTCTTCCAGGTCGCGCCGGACGCTCCATCGGTCGGGGCGATGGCCGTGGTGGCGATGCGGCAATATCTCAAGCGCCAGACCGAGCCGATCATCGTGCAGTGGGATGACGCCTACCCGACG